AATCAAAAAGGCATTGAGATGGCTCAAGAAGGTTCAGAGATGTCCAATGTGGTTCCAATAGGCTCAAATCGGCTTGAGCAGGTTTTAGAGCCCATCACAGAAAAGCTTTATGGTTCTACAACTCCACGAATCCACTCACGATTGCGTCCGGAGCTGCCTACGCGTGGACAAGAGCTGATTGACTTTAGCAATAGCATTGGATTCCCCTTGATGCCATGGCAGGAATGGCTGGCAATTGAGGCGCATCGCTACAAGAGTGATGGGCGTTGGTTGCATCCGCTCGTCCAATTGGTCGTGGCTCGACAACAAGGCAAAACGACATTCATGAAGCAGCGGATTCTCATGGGACTTTTTGAGTGGGACAACAAGCTACAAATCGGCACAGCTCATCGATTGACAACTTCTCTTGAGACTTTCAGGGATCTTGTGCAGACAATCGAATCGAATGACGGGCTGGCAAAGCAAGTCAAGCGAATCCGGTGGGCTCATGGATCCGAAGAGATTGAATGTTTGAATGGAAATCGCTACATGGTCAAGGCTGGCGCTTCAGCTGCGCGTGGTATCTCAAAGCCATCGACGGTTCACATCGATGAGACGCGAGAGCTCAAGGATGAGACGACATGGGCTTCGCTTCGGTACACGATGATGGCGGCGGAAAATCCGCAGCTTTGGTCGTATAGCAATATGGGTGATCAACACAGCCTTGTGCTCAATCAAATCCGTGAGCGCGGAATCGGTGCAGCCGGTGGTTCTACAGATGACATTGGCTATTTCGAATGGTCAAGTGATTACAACAAGATTGATGACTCCCCTAAATTTTGGGCTGGCGTTGCAAAATCAAATCCGGCTCTCGGCTACACAGTCCACATCGACAATCTCCGCGCCGTCATGAATGATCCGCCGGATGTAGTCCGCACCGAGGTTTTGTGCATCCCCGTGCAGACAATCTCAAGCGCAATTCCAGCTGGCGAGTGGGCTGAATGCGGAATGGAAGGATTTGAGATAGATCCCGAAGAGACTGTGTGGATGGGATTGGATTGCTCGCCGGATCGTCGCGATGCAGCTCTCGTCATTGGGCAGCAAATAAACGAGACAGAATTCTTTGTCAAGCTCTTGCGTACTTGGCACAATCCAATTTCCCTAGACGATAAGGCAATTGCTAACGACATTGCGGATCACTTTGCCGAATTTCCCGTCGAAGTGTTGGCGTACAGTCGCCGCACTTCTTCAGCCATCGCAGCTAGACTTGCGCCAGCCGGAATCCCAATCGCCGATATAGACGGGGCTCTTTACGGTCAATCTTGCGACGAATTATTAGGAGCAATTTCATCGAAGAGATTACGCCACGGACAACAGCCGGAATTGACGAAGCAGATCCTTTCAGCTGCGAGGCTTCCTTTCGGCGATGGCGGATGGACTATTGGACGCAGAGCTTCTCAATCGACTGTGTGTGCGACCGTGGCTTGTGCGCTCGTCACACATTACGCGACACGCCCACGCACGGATCTTGACATCATGATTGGCTAGTTGTAGGGATCCTTAAAATTGGCACATGGGTTTATTCGATCTATTTGTCACGGCTCCAAAGCCAATTGCTGATACAGCCATCGATGCATCTCTTGCTCCCGTAAATTCAATTGATTCACTTGGATCACCATTTTTCGGCGGAGATCAGACAGCTACACGCGCACAGGCTATGGGCGTACCGACCATCGCACGCGCACGCGGAATTATTTGCTCCACTACGGCAGCTTTGCCACTTGAAACAAAAGTTAAAGAAACAAATGAGACTGTCTATTCTCCACGGGTAATTCGCCAACCGGATCCACGAATCACCGGCGCAGAATTTTGGAGTTGGATTGCGGAAGATTTGCTTTTCCGTCCGGCTGCTTACTGTCAAGTTATGGCGCGTTATGCGGACACCGGAAGAATTCAAGCAATGCAAAGAATTGCACCCGAGCGCGTTGGAGTATTCACAAACTCAATTGGCACAGAAATTGAATCGTACACAGTAGATGGAATTCCTTTCCCATTTGAAGATCTTGTTGTCTTTGGTAATGGTCAAGAAGGATTGCTCAATCGTGCTGGTCGCACAGTTCGCGCAGCACACGCACTTGAAAGAGCTGCTCTTGACTTTGCATTAAATCCAATTCCGAGCATTGTCTTGTCAAGCAATGGCGTTCAGCTTCCAAAGGATCGTGTTGCTTCACTCATTAACGCGTTTAAGAATAAAGCGTCAAAGGCTGTCACATTCTTAAACGCAGACATCAAGATGGACACAATTGGCTACGATCCAAAGAATCTTCAGCTTAATGAAGCTCGTCAATATCTATCACTTGAATTATGCCGCGCTATTGGAATGCCAGCGTGGTTTGCATCCGCTGATCCATCGAGCACAACATATTCCAACGCTGTCAATCAAAGACGCGATCTCATTGACTTCTCAATCCGTCCAATACTCACAATCATTGAAGAGCGCCTATCACTTACAGATTTCACGCCAGCTTCTCAATATGTGCGTTATGACTTGGATGATTTCTTGCGCGGTAACGCTTTGGAGCGCGCTCAAGTGTATGAAATTCTCAATCGCATTGGCGCAATGTCAATCGAGGAAATCCGCAAAGAAGAGGACATGATCGGATGAAGCTAACAACACCAATGACAATCACAGCGGCGGATTCTGTCTCTCGCACAATCACCGGACGCATTGTTGCCTTTGAAGAGCCGGCGAACGCATCGACTGGCAAAGTCGTATTTGCAAAAGGATCTATTGAGCCAAAGAATGTTTTTCTTAATCTTGAACATGACCGCACTCGCAGAATTGGAAAGACAATGGAAATGTCACTAGATGGCACAGGCGCAATCAACGCGACATTCAAAATTGCAAACACAACAGCCGGCACAGATGCACTTGTCGAAGCAATGGACGGATTGCGCGATGGATTTTCCATTGAACTTGCCGTTGAAGATTATGTGCAAGAAAAGGACGGCACTATGCGCGTGCTCATGGGCGAACTCACAGGCGTTGCACTTGTCAGCGAGCCAGCCGTGAGATCTGCAAGAGTCGCAGAAGTCGCCGCAACAACCGGCGAGGAAATTTCTGAATCCACAGCGGATGCAGAAGTAACACCAACAACAGAAGGAGACGAAGTGGAAAACACCGTCACAAACGCGGAAGCCGTCGAGACGGTCGAAGCCGCACAGTCAGTAACAGCGTCCGCAACAGCGGTTGCATATACAAAGCCACGAATGGATTTCTCTGCACACAAGCAGCTTGAAATGACAATCAAGGCAGCACTCGGATCAGATGAAGCGCGTGAATATGTTCGCGCCGCGGCAGATACTACAGACAATGCAGGTCTAATCCCGACGAGACAGCTCACAACCGTAATCAACGGACTTGCTAATGCAACTCGCAGCAACATCGATGCAATCTCACGCGGCGCATTGCCGGATGCAGGTATGACATTCGAGATTCCAAAGATCACAGTTCTTCCAACAGTTGCACTCACAGCTGAAGCAGCTGCACCATCTGAAACAGATCAGAATGCAGCTTTCATTTCTGTAGATGTCAAGAAGTACGCCGGACAGCAGACATTTAGCGTCGAGCTCTTCGATCGCTCTTCTCCAGCATTCATTGAAGAATTGATGCGCAACCTTGCGGCACAGTACGCAAAGGTGACAGACACAGCTGTAAATGCAGCTCTTATTGCTGGCGCAACAGCTGATGGCACAACTACAGTCACATATCCAACAGCGGCAGAGCTTCTTGGCATTGTCTCTCGCGGTGCAGCATCCGTCTATACAGGCACACAGCGCTTTGCTCGCAACATGATTGTGAACACAGCACAATGGTCAAACTTGATGACACTCAACAACAACGGAGCTCCTCTTTACAATGTCTCCGCTGGCACAAACAACTTCACAGGTGGCGTTGTAACTCCACAATCTATTCGTGGAAATGTCGCTGGTCTTGATCTCTATGTCACAGCAAACACAGCTGCCGGCACAGACACAGACGGATCAATCCTTATCGTTGATCCAGATGCTTACACATGGTACGAGTCTCCAACATATCAACTTCGCGCGGATGTAATCGCAAGCGGATCAATCTCCATCATGATGTACGGCTACGGCGCAATTGCTACAAAGCTTGGCGCTGGCGCATTCAAGAATAACAAGGCGTAATCCGCCACATTCAATCATCGGTTAGTTCGCTCCCGAGCTAACCGAGCAGACGAAGGGAAGAGCTCATGTCGCTGGTCACTCCTACGCAGCTACGAGATGTCTTGCAAGTGAGCTCTTCTCTTTATTCTGATGCCTATCTTCAAAAGGTAATCGACACAAGCGAGCTTGTTATTTTGCCATTGCTTGTCTCGTACTCGTCCGCCGTCACGGATCGAGGTATTCGCAACAACGAGGCAACTCTTGTCACCAACACTTATCACAACTACATTGTGGGATCTAGTGTTGTTGTGGCAATAGGAGATGCGACATTCGATGGGACAAAGACTGTCAGCCGAGTGCCATCTCCTTATGAATTCTCTTACGCTAAGACAAATGCCGATATTGATCGCAATGCTGTCATTCCGCATGGCACGACTTATTTGACAGGCTATGACGCAGCCACAATCTATGCAAGCAATCCGGCTGTGTATGAGGCAATCATTGTGGTGTCAGTTGAAATCTTCCAATCAATCACGGCAGCCGGTGGGCAAATTGA